GCATCACACCACTGCACAAGCCTCAGTGCTGCGAGAGATGAGGCAGAAAAACGCTTCAAGAAACAGCAAGCTGATAAAGCTAAGAAACAATGAGCCGAATCTTGGTTACAGGAGGTGCTGGCTTCATCGGAAGCCACACCTGTCTCGTTTTGCTTGAGCAAGGCCACGAGCTGGTGGTGCTCGATAGTTTCGACAACAGCAGTCCTGAGTCGCTGCGCCGGGTTCAGCTGCTGGCCGGGTCATCCATGCTGCATCTGGTTAAAGGTGACATACGTGATCCATACGCTGTTCAGAAAGCCTTCAAAGCTGCTGGACCTGTGGATGGTGTTATTCATTTCGCCGGGCTGAAAGCCGTTGCTGAATCTGTTGCCGATCCGTTGCGTTACTGGGATGTAAACCTTTCCGGAACAAGGACCTTGCTCGCAGCGATGAATCGCAATAACTGCCGAACCATAGTGTTCAGCAGTAGTGCAACCGTTTACGGCCACCCAAAAACGCTACCGATTCCTGAATCAGCAACAATTCAACCAATCAATCCATACGGTTGCAGCAAGGCAGCAGTTGAACAGCTTCTGCGTGATCTAGACCAGAGCAGGCCTTACAGCTGGAGAATTGCAAGTCTTCGCTACTTCAATCCAGTGGGCGCACACCCGTCAGGACTTATTGGTGAAGATCCGCTTGGCATACCAAACAATCTGTTTCCGTTTATTTGCCAGGTTGCCGTAGCCGAAAGAGAGCAGCTGCAGGTGTTCGGCAATGACTGGCCAACAGCAGATGGCACAGGGATCCGTGACTACATCCATGTCATGGATCTTGCGGAAGGTCACCTTGCCGCTTTAAACGTGCTGATGTCAGAGCCGCCACAGCTTTTAGAGGTCAACCTTGGCAGCGGCAGAGGCCATTCGGTGTTTGAGCTGGTGCATGCTTTTGAAGCTGCCTCAGGTATTTCAATCCCGTATGAGGTGGTCAGTCGTCGTGCTGGAGATGTAACTGCAACTGTGGCTGATCCCATGTTGGCCGCAGAGCGGTTGGGATGGCGCACCAGAAGATCACTGGACGAAATGTGTCGTGATGGATGGGCTTGGCAAAAATTAAATCCACAAGGGTATGTTCAAGCCGCGGACTTTGGTATACCATAGTTATATCAACAACCCCCACTTCATTTCATGACTCAACCGCTCGGTCGGGCTCGCTCTTTGGCGCTTCAGCTCGACGCCTTTGAACTTCTTGGCAGAACCACCATTGACGAGGCCGAAGCAATTATTGCTGACGTCATTTGGTGCATTGGTGAAGACACATCAGATGACCGCATCTGTGCCCAGGCTCGTTGGTACTTTCACGGTTGAAAATCATGCTCTCCATCTACGAAAAGCATCAACAGATCTCAGAGCTTTACCGAGAGCTGGAGGACTTCTGGACAATCTTCTGGGATCCGGCCAGTCCACAGCAAAGGGATTGGGCACGACAAATGATTCGTTCAATCGAAAACGAATTGAGTCATCTGTATTTCGTCAGTCGGTCCCGGCCGGTTTTGCCAGGAGAGTCACTGCCTCCTGCTCCACCTGTCTGGAACAAGCCGCAGCCGCAGCTGCCCAAAATCTGAGGGTATACAAATCGACTGATTTGGTATACCATAGTTCTATCGACAAACCCCACGATGGATTTCAACTCTCAATCCCTGGATCTCAAGGACTGGCTCGAATGGACCGAGGACTACATCCGCAAGCCCGAACCGGTCAAGGCTCACTTCTGTGAGGCCAAAGATCCCAAGACCAACGAGGTTGTTTGGGATGACCTGCTCTACACCGAGGAGGACAAGATCAAACGCCTTGAAGAGGCCTACAACTCTGGCCTGATTCTGGTTATCAACCCTGAGGCCGAAACGGTCTACGAAGCATGAACACTGCCACCTCCCTTCAGTCCATTCAAGAACTCAAAGAGTTCACACCCGGCCAAATCCTGATCTGTTCCTGGGGTTACTCCATGACCCTTAACAACTGGTACGTTGTTACCCGCGTGAGCAAAGCCAGCGTCTGGGTTCAGGAGATCGCCGGAGCCGTTTCAAACGACTATGGGATGGGCGAAGGCCGCGCCATGCCGTCGATGGATCGCACCCCAGCTCTGGTCTTTAACAAGGACGGCGAGAAAGTACCTGCCCCCGTTCGTCGTTTCAAGATTCATACCCAGCGAGCGTCTCAAACGATCTGGGACAGCAAGAACCAGCGCAGCATTCGCATCTGGGACATGAAGCCCCAGTACCACAACACCTGGGATTGATTACTGTCGGGAGCCCTGATGCCTGTCCCCACAGGCTGAGAGCCATACAACACCCGCTGAGCTGCGCGGGGAAAGCAAGGGCGGGAGGGGTCCCGCGATACCTCCCGACAACCATTTATTCATTCGCTTTCGATTCATGGCAAACGAGTTGGCAAAAGCACTCTGCGGGTTTTACGCAGACGTCGGCGTCATTCAACAAGCTGCAAAGAGCAATTACGGTCAGTTCGCTGATCTGCCAACTGTTCTTTCCACCGTCTTGCCTGCACTGGCAAAGCACGATCTGATCCAGTCGCAAACCTTTGAGCCTGGCCCAGACGGTACGACCATTCTCGTAACGACCCTGATGCACGTCAGTGGTGAATCGATCGTATCTCGACTGCCGTTGATTCTGGGTCGCAACAGCAACGCGATGTTTGCTCTTGGCGGAGCGATCACTTACTTCCGCCGCTACGCACTGCTGTCAATTCTTGGCTTATCTGCAGATGTGGAGGCAGATCTTGAGGATTACGTTGAGCCCGCAACCCCTGTCCCTGAAGCTGCTAAACCTGTTAAGGCAACGACAAAGCGCAAGTCGCTAATCAACCCACCGCTGGACACTGAAAAAGGACCCGACGGGAAGTCAGAGCGTGACAAGGTCATCGACAGCATTAAACAGCTGCCGGAGAAAAAAGCCGCACAAGTGCTTGATGATTTTCGATTGGAGTTCGAGATCACTGGTCCTACCGTTGCCAATCACATCACGTCTCAAGCTCATGCACAATTCATCGCGGACACCATCAAAGCTCTCACCGAGTGAAAACATCAGATGCGCCATAGAGCACCTCCGCGAAGTTGCCGACAAAGACTATTCTCGTTTGTACTTTGACTCACGATACGCACGCTGGAAAGAGCAAACCCTCATGGCGCACACAGTTAAGATCGCTTTACAGATCCTCAGCTGTCACCCGCAAACGGCTCGTTGTTTACAACCCGTTCCAGCAGAAGTACCTGATGTCATCGGTAATCGAGATCTCAAAAAAGAATTTCGACATCTGGACGCATGACATACAATGCGCGCAGGTTTTCTCTGACGAGGAAGAAGCCAAAAATGCCGCTGCGATTCTCTCGCGGATGGTTGGATTTGACGTTTACTTGAAGCAAATTGACTGACTCGAACACTGATCGCAATCGGGCTGTTTTTACGGCACGACTGCCTGACGAACTTGCAGACAAGTTGCGTCACTACATGACCGATCGGCAGGTAACAGCCTCCAAAGCGATCAACACAATCCTTTCCAAATTCTTCTACAACACCTGAAATGCCCAGTCCATTATTCAAAGCAAAGTTCCGCATCGTCGAAAACACCAAGGCCGAGAAGGACAACGATCCGACTCATAAGATGCCAATGGAGTTCACCCCAGATGATGCCCGCGCTGCCGCTCAGTATCTGATTGATATGGCAAACAAGGCAGAGGACGAACGAACCACCATTCGCAAATACACCGGCCAAAACGAGTTTTCTGAGGTGACAGGCTTTACCTGCTGGCTGAGCATGTGGGATCAGAGCGGTAGCTGGGCGCCGATGCCACCGATGACCGACAGCACCAAGCGAGAAAACACGCAAAGGCGCAAGGCGTTTGCCAAGGTTGACGATTTAGAGGACAACGAAAACATTCCTTTCTAAGGTTTGGGGCGTCAAGCTGGGTAGACCGGAAACGGCTACCGCGGGTGGTGCCGCGCTGCAAGCTTCGTATAAGTCCCCAACCATGACTGATCCCACAATCAAGGTCGTTGGCAACCAATACTGCGTCACATACTCAGGTATGCGGCGCTGTTTTTCTGAGGACTGGAAGGCACAGTGGTTTTATTGCTATTGCCTACGGATGAAAAATTGCGGGTTAGATCCGGCTCGCGCGCCTGACGATCCTTGCTCCTGACCCGCGGCAAGAGACTTGTCCTTCGCCCGTTTCAGGGTGAAGAGCCACAGCTTAATCAGAAACAAGCATTACCCAGCCAGTCTTAGGGCCTTCTGCTTGCCACCGCTGATAAAAAGCAGCCTGCCTAATGCGCACATTTCTTCCCCTATGCGGGTTGCTGTGGCCGCCCTTCTCCATCTCTGGATAACCCCTCGGATCCTGCATAATCCACTCCGGGTCACGGCTGTTCTTGCCTGCATAGCCGCTGATAACCGACCAATGCCCACAGCCCAGGCCATTGCACATCGGTGGTTCTCCCAGAAGCATATTTCCGGCGTGCAGCCAGCCAACCAGTACTGGCCTGCCAGCCTCAAGCTCTCGTTCCACTAGATCAGCATCACCATCCTTGCGAAACACAGCCTTCAGCCCCAGGCTCTCTAACGCTGCGATCTGAGCCTCTACCGAAGTGGTGTCCCCGTATTTCGCACGAATCTGGTTGTACTCATCATCCGTTTGCACCCTCTTATAAAACGCTGCCACCATCGCGGCCGCTGAGCTGAAGCACTCCCTGTAACCAGTGCCTGTCTCGTTATCAAGCTGCCTGAAGTAAGGCATATAGATCTGCTGGTCGTATCCGCTTTCTTTCCATGCCTGATACCAATCCTCATGCTCCTCCAATAATCCCGCTGGCATTGACTCCTCAAGTTGTTTAATTGCAGCCAGCTGGTGGGGCGTGCCACGGAAGAACTGGAAGAACGGCAATAGCGCAAGACCCATAGCCAGCAGCAGCAAGGTCACCTCAATAATGCCGGACAGCACCTACTTTTCAATCCTGGTGTCAGGCAACAGCAAATCTTTCAGGTGCTTCACAGCCAGATCATCCAAATCGTTGTCGGTGCGGGTGACAATTTTTTCCAGCATTGCAACGATCAATTCTTTGAACGCCCTTGAGCGCCACATCGTCATGACCAGAGGCTTGAGAACTAGAAGCATTGGATTGACCTAGTTACGCTGTAACGGTAGCTCTATTGCGTCATGGCAAACAACCCAGAAGAGCAGCACGAGAAAGAAGGCATCTGTATGGCAGATGTCGTCAAGGCTTTGGTGCTTGCTTGGAGCGCCGCACTGTTGACCGCCTCCTATCTGGGCATTTTCCCCAACATGAAAATGGACAACACCTTCGTTGCCTCTCTGCTGACTGGCGCGATGGCTTCGTTCGGCATCGAGCGCAAGAACAATGGCAGCGGCAATAAGAAGCCGACTATTGTTGACAACAAAGACACCAAAGCTGGCATCAAATGACCCGCGCACTTTTGGTATTGGGCATCACTTTGGCAGCTGGATTGCCTGCCCGTGCTGATCTTCAACACAAGATCATGTCATCGGTTCAGCTGCAGGTTGGTGGCGCTGTAACCACTGCAGAGCGCATCGGTTCCTCCTTCAGCATCTCTGGCACCAACATTGATACAACTGACGGAACCACCGCCAACACCGTCTCTGCTGGCACGATCACCAGCGGCGTCTATGCACCCGGCACGATCTCTGCAACGCAAGACGTTCCAGGTGATGCGTTTTCCTTCAGTCAGACCTACCGCCAAGCTGACGCCGTTCCAACATCCGCTGTTACCACTGGCGCTGTTGGCAACTTTGGCAGCCTTACCTCCACAGCCTCAGGCACTGCAGGTGATCTGGCAGGAACCATCTCCTCTGACGGTGGCATGACCATCACAGGTGGTGGAGCAAACACGCTGGCCGTAGGTCAGCTCGTGACCGAAATCACCATCAAGTGATGCGTTGGCCTTTGCTGCTGTTGCTATTCGCTCCAGCGGCTCACGCTGTTCCTGTGATCCCCAACTTCACGCAGGGCACGATGTCGTCCCACACAGAAACAACCAGCAAGGTCACTGAGACGATTGTCAGTGAGAACTATTCGACGGGTTTTGAATACAGTGCTAGCGGTGTAAACATCAAGCCAGACGGTGCAATTAACCCCGTCTCCAACACAACGGTCAACGGATGGACCTCCTTAGGAGAACGACCCAACTGGTCAATCGTCAAACCTGGAGAAGCCTTTCAGTTCGTCGAAAGCCTGAAGGGACCAGGCTTATCG